AAGTTCTGCTGGAACTGCTACAGCAACAAGTTCAGATACAGATGATAATACAGGCACAGTTGAGATACAAGGACTAGATTCTAATTATGATCTTGCTACAGAAACATTAACTATTGGTGGCTCTGCAAGTTCAACAAGTTTTATCAGAGTATTTAGAGCAAAGATGATAAATGCTAATACAGGCGATGCGAATGTTGGAACAATTACTATAACAGTTTCATCAACAACAGTAGCACAAATACAACCTACCTATGGTCAAACTTTAATGTCTGTGTATACAGTTCCTAGAAAGTACCAAGCATATTTAGTACAAATGGATATTGGAAGTTCTAAAGATTTAGAAAATGAAATTATATTACGAATAAAAGGAATAGATAATGGTAATTCATGGAATACTAGATCATTTCTTACAACTAGAGGTGGCTTTGTAGAAAAGAATTTTGCTGTTCCAGAAATTATAGGACCAAAAACTGATATTGAAATGAGAGCTAAATCAAGTGCAACCTCATCTGTTAGTTCTGGCTTTGAATTAATACTAGAAAAAATAGATCAATCTTAGTGCCTAAGTATCAAGGCAGAACAGTTAAACTAAACAAACCTTTTCGTACTTCTGGGGAAAGAAAAAAGTTTGCGGTATATGTTAAAGATAGATCAACAGGTAATGTAAAAAAAGTTCGTTTCGGTGACCCCAATATGTCTATTAAAAAAAATATCCCAGCAAGACAGCGTTCCTTCCTCGCTAGACATGGTGCTATTTTAAAGAAAGTTAAGGGTCAAAAGTCGTTAGCCCCTGTATATTGGGCAATAAAATCATGGCGAAAATCCTTTAAAATCTAGGGTTTTTTAATTATTTTGCATTTTTTTTCATTTTTTTCTTTATTTATTATTATTAATTTGATAATACTTATATATAATTAAAACAAAGGAAAAAAAAATGAAAACTAATATTTATGATAAAAATTTTAAGAATGAAATTAAAGGTTATACAATTTCTGGTTTAGAAGAACAAATATCTGAATGTACTGATGTGATTTCAGAATTGTATCATAACTTAAATGTTAATAACGAACCAACAACACAATTAGCAATTAATACTGATAATATTGCTGATGATTATTATCGTGAAATTAAACTTTTAAAAAAGGAATTAAGAAAAAGAAACAAGGTGGCTCAATAATGAGCCATCTAAGAGAGGAGAAAAAGAAAATGAACAATAATCTTTTAATGAAACCTAGAATAATTGCAGATATAGAAAAAGAAAAAAAAAGATTATCAAAAGATAATTTTAAAAGAAAAGTAAATTTACCTAAAGGATTACAAAAAATTTATGATACTTTAATGAATAATGGAATTGAAGTATCTGATTGTTACTGGGAAGAATATCAATGGTGGTTTGAATTAGGAGGAACTATTGATAATTATTCTTGGGACGGTGGAGATGTACCTTGTGGTACAATTACAGGTAATATTTCTACAATTGTTCAGTATATTAAGACTTGGGATATATTTTTAAATGAAGATGAAACAGAAAAAAATTATAATCCATATACAATAGGAAAATATGACAAATAAACAATTACAAAAAACTATGAACGAGGTCGGACTTTCACAGTCCGATCTTGCACGTTTAATCTTTGATACAGATAAGCTACAACAATACCAGCGAATAAAAATAAATAGATATTTGTCTGGTAAGTCTAAAGTTCCTCATTGGTTGCCTGTTATACTAAAAATGTATATACAAGCAAAGAATGGCTAGAATAGATTTTACAGAACAATTAGCAGATCAACACGAATTACAAATCAAGCGTACTTTAGCAGATTTAGAAGCACGTATTGTTTCTGATATTTCTAAAGCAGTATCAAAAGAAGATATTATAACAACGCAAATAGCAATACAGCTACGCCCAAATATAAGAAGATTTATAGAAGAAACCTATTCCACAGTCGCTGATAGTAATGTAAGGGATTATGATCAAATAGTTACTTCATTCATGGACGAGTTCGGAGAATTAAATATTCCAGATAATTTTAAAACATTAACCCAAGTAGATTTAGATACAATAACACAATTAAAATTTCAAAGTTTTAGTGGCTATGAAGAAATAGCAAATAGATATTTGACAGAAATAAATGCTAACGTTTATCAAAATGCTATTGCTGGAAAACCTTTTGAAGAAATGGTCAAAGATATTAAAGGGCTTATAACTGGCGATGAAGATAGACGTGGCAGATCAATGTCTGGTTATGCTTCACAGATAGCCCATGATAGCGTTATGCAATTTGATGGTCAGTTCACAGTTTATAAAGCAAAAGAGGCTGGTTTAAATAAATATAAATATACTGGAACATTAGTTAGAGATAGCCGAGACCATTGTAGAAAACACATTAACAAAATTTATACCGAAGAAGAAATAAGAAGAATATGGCAAGGGTCTTGGGCTGGTAAATCAGAAGGCGATCCATTTATAGTTAGAGGTGGTTATAGATGCCGACACACTTGGTTGCCAGTTGTAGATATTTAATATATATTATCAAAATTAACTAAGGAGTTTATCATGGCTGACGAGCAAAAGAAAACGGATCAGGTTGAAGAAACTGCACCTGTAGAAGCAGTTGAAGAAAAGAAAGCGGAAGAAACTTTATATAATCAAAGACAATTAGAGGACGCTATTAAATCAAGATTAGCTAGAGAACGAGCTAAGATGTATCAAGAATTAGGTACAGATAATCTTGAACAAGCAAAATCTGCTTTAAAAGAAAAAGAAGAACAAGAAATAGAACGTAAAAAACAACGTGGAGAATTTGAAGATTTATTAAAACAACAAGCAGATAAATTTAACCAAGAAAAATCTCAAATGCAAAAACAGTTAGAGCAAATCAAAATAAACGACGCTCTAGTAAACTCCGCAGTTAAGAATAAAGCAATCAATCCAGAGCAAGTAACAAACCTTCTCCGTTCCAAAGTTAAATTAAATGAAGATGGTAGAGTAGAAGTTCTTGCGGAAAATAATCAACCACGTTATAATTCCAAAGGCGAATTATTGAGCGTAGACGATTATGTTCAAGAGTTCATTACGCAGAACCCTCACTTTCAAAGCGCAACTCCTTCGGGAAGTGGAAGTAAGGCGAATGTGGGTAAGGTAGACGCAAAACCTTTTAATATTGCGGATTTAGATATGAGCAAAGCAGAGGATAGAAAAGCGTATGCGGATTATCGCAGACAACGTGATTCTAAACCTACTGTTATTAACCGATAACCAAATAGGAGTCTAAAATGGCTAATGAAAGTACCAGTTCCACATTATCGGAACTATATACGGAAATTGTTGCTGAAGCTGAGTTCGTAATACAAGAGAAATCTTTAATGATGAACCTAGTTAAAAATTACACTATTGCTGGTGGCGGAAAATCTGTAGAAGTACCGATTTATTCTGCTATTGCGGCGGCGGCTGTAAGTGAAGCGACTGATTTATCAAACACTGCGGTAGACCCGTCTAGTGTCACAATCACGGCTAGTGAGGTAGGCGTGATGACCACATTAACAGATTTAGCAAGAAATTCTGCACCAAGAAATGTAGTAGCTGACATCGGAAGATTATTCGGTGAAGGTATTGCAAAAAAAATGGATCAAGATTTAATTGCTCTGTTTGATGGTTTCTCAACTACTCTTGGCGATGGAACTACTGCAATAGCGGCTTCATCAATCTTCAATGCGGCTTCAACTCTTAGAGCGGCTGGATTACCGATTGACGAATGTGTAGCAGTATTGCACCCAAAAATTGCTTATGATTTAAAAGCTAATTTAACAAATACTTTTGCAAATCCAAATGCTGGTGATCTACAAAATGAAGCTATGAGAAATGGTTTCGTAGGAACACTTGCTGGTATTAAAATATTTGAAACTTCAAATATGGCTAATACTGGTACTGCTGGTGATTACAAAGGTGCTGTTATGCATAAAGACGCTTTAGCATTAGCAACTATGCAAGGTATTAAGATTGAAACGCAAAGGGACGCAAGTCTTAGAGCTGATGAAATCGTTGCTACGGCTGTATATGGCGTAGGCGAATTACATGATACTTATGGTGTAGAAATGCACTTTGATTCTTCAATCCAATAATTATTATAGGGGGGTTTATCCCCCCTTTATTCCATTGAATATTTTTTTTAAAAAGGTAAAAAGAAATTATGTGTGAATGTAACGGAAATTGTATCTGCGGTAAATAATGGCAACAACTGTTTTTAGTGTAGCATTAAGTGATCTGCAAGAATACCAGCCAGACATTGCTGGATTTGGTATTGCTTCTTGGGATACACAATTACAGCACGCTGAAGATGATGTTATTAGACAAGTTCGTGAAGAATGGTGGGAAAGATACAGACACACAGTAAGATATAAAGATATAACAAAAGTCACTTCCTTAGAATTAGATAATTCAAAACTTACAGCAAGCCAATGGACTAGAGCTGTATGTTATAAAGCATTTGCAGATTATATATTTCCCCAGCTTACTAAATGGCGTGATCCAGATACTGGAGAAGGCAAAGATAGTTTTCAAGTACAAATAGATTATTACAGATCAAGATATGCAGAGGAGTTTCAAGCAGTTCTTCGTGATGGTGTGGAATATGATGAAAATTCAGACAGCACTATTGCGGCATCAGAGAAAGAACCTATTCATACATTACGCCTTGTTAGGTAATGGTCGCTGACGTTAAAGTTACAGCTAACACAATAGAAGTTAGTAATTATATAAAATCCTTACAAAGAAAAATACCAAGCAATATTAAAAAAGGTTTGGCCCAAGCATCTGCTTTTGGTATTCAACAAATAACTGATAAAACACAAAAAGGTCAAATGCCAGATGGTGGTAGATTTAGACCTTATTCAAAAGCAACAAGAAAAGACAGAGCCAAAAGAGGGCGTCAAATATCTTTTGTAGATTTAACTGATAGTGGTAGAATGTTTAGATCATTAACTTTTAAAGCAACAAGAAATAAATCAACATTATTTTTCCGCAGACAAGAAGAAAATAAAAAGGCTTTCTTCCATGATACAGGACATGGTAAAATGCCACAAAGACCTTTCTTTGCTATTGGACGTAGAGATGAAGATAAGATAAGAAGTATATTTAATAGGGCTATAAAACTATGAGTAAACGTGAAGATATTGCTAGTGATATAATAACAAAGCTAACTGCTGTTAGTTCCCCTATTACGTTTAAAAAGATCACTAGAGAGCCATTTGAACCAGAAGAATTAGCAGATCCACAGTTCCCAAGCTGTTATATACAAACTGGAGATGAAACTAGGGAGATGTTATCTTTGGGTGAAGTAGGAACAGGTAAAAGATCTGGAACAATAGATTTTTTAATTGTAGGTTTCGTCAAAGGTACAGACATAAATATAGATACGTTACGCAATCAACTCATAGAAGTAGTAGAAG